GGGGATACAAAAGCTGAAGATCACGCATACGATGCGTTAAGATATATGTTAATGACAAGAATGACAGGTTATGCTTCGATTCATCAAACGCTTAATGGCATCAAGAGTCAAGTCTACCAAGTACAGAATGAAACATTTGGATATTAAAGTATGGCTGAAGAAATAAAATTAACTAAAGATATGACTATTGGTGAAGTGTTTAAGCTTGTGGGCAGAGACCAAGTTGATAGGGTATCCGAAGCAGCAGATGGAACTAGAACAACAACTAAAGTTCGTAACCCTACTTTAAAGAACTTAGAAAAAGCAGGACTTACTATGGATAGTCCTTTTGGTTCTTTGCAAGATGAAGACGTTTTAAAAAAATTAGGAGAGGTAGCACCTGAATCTGCCTTTACAAATTTAACCTCCGTTCAAAAATCTTTTAAGAACGCATGGAATCGTAAAGGCGAAGGTGCTTACCCATTTAAAGATATCTTTGGTGCAGGGGGAATAGCAAGAGACCCAGACTTAAAAATATCGGCAGCAAACCAAGCTAGAAACACTAGAAAATTTAAAGCTGTTCCTCAAGCACAAATATCTTTAGCAAAGATAGTGGAAGGTATATCTAAGATAAAAGACCTTGACACTCGTGCTGCAGTTAGCTTTCAGTCACTTGTACCATTAAGACCGGGAGAAGTTCACAGTCTTACGGTAGACGACATAGATTTTGAAACTGGCAGGATATCAGAAGAGTTTAGAAGAGTACACAAAATAAGAAACCCAGTAGAGTTACCAGAAGTAGCCATGTCTATTCTGAAAGCTCAAAGAGCAAAGGGAAACAATAAACTCTTTCTAACAAGTACGAATAAAATGTCTGCCGCAGTAAAGACGCATATCTCTCCTCTATTTGCTGACTTTGAAAAAGCAATGGGAAGAAAGATAGCAGGAGCTGCTGACATAAGAAAGATTGTCCCTTCCATCATTGTGTCAGAACTGGGATTCAAAGAAGAAGCAAAAAAGATAATGGGACACGCATCTTATGATGACATTATTACAGACTTAAACGACATTCAAGGAAAGTATTACGTATCCAAAATAATGAATCAAGTGGGTAGCTCTCCTAAGATGGCTTTAACAGCTTTGCAAAATATGTATGCAGAGGTGTTAGGTTTAAGCACAGTAAATGAATTAGGTGCTTCTTTAAAACTTAATTTACCAGACCTAGAAGAGTTAGGGTCTATAAAAATTAACGTTGTTCCAAAAGGGAAAGATATAGCAGGTAATGTTCGTATCGACTCAGGGGGAATGTCTGACAGTGATTTAGAACTTATAAATGAACGTAAAACAGCGAGGGCAGCAGAACTTAAAGCTGCCACAGCAGAAGCTGAAGCAAAGACTATTGAGTCTGAAATAAAAAAAGAAAAAGGCTGGGCAGAGTTAGCTGAGGAAAGAGAAAAGAACAAAGAGTCTAGGGTCATTGAAAAACTAGACCAACAAGATTTTCAAAAAGCTAAACGTTATGAAAGAGATGAAAAAAAAAGAACCGATGATAAAGCTAATAATTTAAGCGAACTAGACAAAGAAAAGAAGTTGCTAAAAGAAAAGATGGGCAACACAAGAATGTTTGGTAAATTCTTAGGTCTAGGTGGGTTGGTGTATGGGGCTTCTTTTATAGAAGGTGATTACAATGCCGCACAAGCTGCTAATGTACAAGCTCTAGAAGGTGGTGACGATAGCTTTGAATCTCGTATGAGACGAGGAGCTAGTGAGGTAGTAGGACCTAATGTTGCAGCAGGGGCTGAAGCAGGAGTAAAGTTTCTTGATCCGGGAATCGAAGCAGCTGTAGAGTATGGTCCTGAAGTTGTCAAAGAAACGTTTGGTGCTTCAACAGCAGCAGATGCAACGTTAAACAATGACCCACTTGCCCAGATTAAAACTGGTGATCAAGTAAGGGCTGACCAACAGGTAATGCAAGATAAAGCTGACCAACAACAATACAGAGGAGAAGTTTCTCCACAAGTTGATGATGAATTAGCAATCCAAAAACAAATGAACTTAAAAAAACAAAGTGGAGATTTTGGCAACGAAGCCAAAAGAAAGAGCCAACTTACGTTGGAGCAACAACTAGAAAGCCTATTACAACAAAGGGAAGGGGATAAGTATGCCCGACAATAACTATAACTACGGTCCTTCATATATAATGAACGCTGATAAAACATCCTACACTGCAGCAGACGCACCATTAACTCGTGAAGGTAAAGACTTTGATACATCTAACAGTCAAATAACTGAACTAAACGCTATGACTCCAAAGAAACAGTCTAAGCCAACAGTAGAAGCTTCTTTATTTAAAATGGCTGACGACAAAAATTACTTTGGCTAGGAGCTAACATGGCTGACAACTTTCTTCAACCACCTGATGAGACTATAGCCGATATACAAAACCCAGAAGAAAATCTTCCGGGAATATCTGGCTATGTACGAGATAAGTTTGAAACTGCTGAAAATGGAAGACAAAGCCATGAACAAAGGTGGCTGTCTGCCTATAAAAATTTCAGAGGTATCTACGACACTAGTACTCAGTACCGTTCTTCAGAAAAGTCTCAAGTTTTTGTACGAATCACAAAGACAAAAGTTCTTGCTTCTTTTGGGCAGATAACAGATATTTTATTTGCTAACAAGAACTTTCCGATAAGTGTTGAATCAACTCCTGTGCCAGAAGGCATAGCAGAATTTGCCCACCTTAAAACACCTTTAGATGAAGTAGCTGAACCTGATGTTGCTGCTGACCCCTATGGTTTTGAAGGAGATGGCAGACAGATTGATCCCGGAGCTATGGACTTCTTAGGAGGGCTTGATAAAAAGTATGAGGGTACTCCACTAGCAGAAGGTCCTGCTAAGTTAGGAGAACCCCAAATTAGTCCTGCACAAGAAGCAGCATTAAGTATGGAGAAAGAAATACAAGATCAGCTACTTGATACTAATGCTGTAAATGTTTTAAGAACGTCTATCTTTGAACAAATACTGTTAGGTACAGGTATTATTAAAGGCCCTATGATGAAAAACAAAAGAGTTCATAGGTGGTCTAGAGGAGAAGAAGGAGAAAGAGTATACGATCCGTATGACATGATATGCCCAGAAATTGAAGCAGTATCGTGTTGGGATTTCTTTCCTGATCCGTCTGCTATAAACGTAGAAGATGCTGAATACGTAATACAAAGACATCGTATGACAACACAGCAACTAAGAAACCTTACTAGTTATCCTTACTTTAACAGTGAAGTAATTGAAAATGTTATTGCTAAAGGCCCTAACTACGAAGACAAATACTACGAAGACACTATACGTGAAGATGAAACTCAACCTAACTATAACACAAATAGATACGAAGTGTTAGAGTACTGGGGAGTAATGGACAAAAACTTTATAATTTCTGCAGGTGGAGAAGTGGACAGTGATATGTCTGATCTACAGCAGTTACAAGTTAATGTGTGGATATGTGGCAACGAAGTTATTCGTTTTGTCCTTAACCCTTTTACTCCTGCCAGAATACCTTTTCATGTATTTCCATATGAAATAAACCCTTACCAAATGTTTGGGGTAGGTGTTCCTGAGAATATGGAAGATGCACAGTTGTTAATGAACGGTCACATGAGAATGGCTATTGATAACTTAGCACTTGCAGGCAACTTAGTCTTTGACGTAGATGAAGCTAGTTTAGTTCCCGGACAAAACATGGACATCTTTCCCGGTAAAATATTCCGAAGACAATCTGGCGTTAGTGGCACAGCAATCAATGGGCTTAAGTTCCCTAACACTGCTCCTGAGAACATACAGATGTATCAAATCTCTAGGCAACTTGCAGATGAAGAAACAGGCATACCATCTATTATGCACGGACAAACAGGCGTTACTGGTACAGGTCGTACTGCTGCAGGTTTATCTATGTTGATGGGGGGTGCTAACTTAGCTATGAAAACAGTTATAAAGAACATAGATGACTATTTGTTAAAGCCTTTAGGCGAAGCGTACTTTCAATGGAACATGCAGTTTAATGAAAGGTCTCCAGATATTATAGGGGATTTACAAATTAAACCAAGAGGTACTTCTGCTGTAATGCAAAAAGAAGTAAGAAGCCAAAGATTGACTGCGTTGTTACAGACTGTCAGTAACCCTATGCTTGCTCCCTTTGTTAAGATACCTAACCTTATAAGAGAGTTGGCTATATCACAAGATATTGATCCAGACAGTCTTGTTAACGATGAAAACCAAGCAAAGATATTTGCAGAAATACTAAGAGGTTTAAATGAACAACAACAGCCACAAGCCCCTAACCAACCTCAAGCCCCTGCTGGGCAACCCAGCGGCATGGCAGGCTCTGGAGGACTTCCTCAAGGACCAGCAGAAGGTGGTGTTCAGAGCGTTGACGGCGGCAATATCGGAGTCGGAGCTTCGCCAGTTGCAGGGGAAAGCGGCTTTACTGGAAACCCTACTGGCTCTCAACAGTAAATTTAATAAGGAATAAAAACCCTAATGCGAGTTTTACCACCAGAAGAAAAAGTTGACATAAATAAGTCTAATGATAACATAGAATTATTTGATGGTAGTAAAAAAAGAATTGACGATTTTTATAATACACTACCACCTGATGCAAGGGTAAGAAACTTCCCAGATGGAACTAGTGCTTTTGTAGACAGTCAAGGTAAAAGATATCAACCACCACCATCTATAGATGATAGAGGTAGAAGTATATCTTCTAATACGGATACTATTCAATACGATAGATTTAACCCCCCTGCTCGAAGTGGCACAACAACAAACAACGTAGCAGACAGTAGTCAAATAACAGAGTCTTCGGCTACCAACGAATCAGGCTCAGACTTTCTTACTAACGTGGGTGGCGTTGGTGCTACAACTTTTGACTATGATTTAAGTGACGCTGATTTACTAGAAGCTATTGAACTTTCCTCCCC